AAACTAAATCAATGACAACAATGTGAATCTTAACGTGATTTATTCAAAGTTTGATAAACAGTGTTGTAAGCATCAATACAAGCATTCAGTTGTCTGATGGCTTTGTCTCCATCGTCTGTGATGGCGACAAGAGATTTAGCAGTCTCTCGGTCAAATTCGGCTGTTGCTTGAACGCTATCTCCGCTGGCAATGTGGGTATCTGTGGCGGTGTGTACGGGGCAGACGGGGGCTTGGATAGGAATCCGCAACTTGAGAGCGCCAGAGTCAATGTCAAGGTTGCGCTTTTGTTGAGCAAGTTTTGCATCTTGATTTGCCTTTTGAAGTTTGTTAGATTGAGTCTGAATAGTGGTTATAAGGGCTTGTTCTTTCGCCCTAGCTTCAGTATTCAAAGAGGCTATTTTAGCCTGTTGACGAGCATTCTCATCCTCGCCACCCTTGTAATAACCGCTACCAAAAGCGCCTAAAACAGTCATCAGGATGCCTAGAAGCACCCAAGGATTAAAGAGGCTTAACATCATCTACTTTCATCATGGCATCAGTCTTATCCTTACTGGACTTGCTTGATCCATAGAAGAACGAAATAATGGTAGCTACTGCTGTACCCAACAGAAACCCAAGAATGATGTTGGCAAAGTCCCTACCGCCTTCAGGCAACAAGATAAAGGTTACGCAAAAGAAGTACAGAACTGACGTTACCGCCCAAAACCACGCATAGTAGTAAATGAAGTGTTTGACTGTTGTGTCATTTGGGTCTATCGGTGCTTGCATCTCGGTTTTCCTTTTCAACTTGTTTAATCAATCTTTGCACTTTTTCCTGTTGGTGCTTGGCCTCACTCTTGGCTTGAAGTACATCCATGTACAACATACCCAAAACAGGCAACAGCAATATGACAAGTACACAAGCGGCAATCCATCCCACTACGCTCTCCCAATCTTGCTTATTAGACCTATTAACATCCATAGATACAGGAGGAATAGGAAAGCTATCAAGAGGTATGCTTGTTTTTCTGCTAGAAGACGTTCCCTTTCCTTTCGTAGCCATGATTCTGCATCTCTTTTCTTTCTAGCCTTCTCTTGCTCTCCAGCAATGATGTTTCTCATGCTAAACACTTCACTATACAAAGCACCCATCTCAGGGGGCGATTGGTAGACCATGCACTCTCGTATCTGAACTACCAACCTCTCCATCTCTTGTTGCGCCAAAACCCTGTTTAGGGCTTCTTCCATCAAGTTCACATCATCAGAGAAAACAACAGTCCTAGCCTTGTCCTCTGATTCCCTAATGTGCGCTTCTAACTGTTCCTGTAACTTGAAAAACTCACTCAGGTTCTTAACGATGCCAGCTTTAACTTGAGTTTCGTCAACAGCAACATAATCAGACTTTTTAGACCTTGCCACAGACTTTGTAGCTTCAGGCTTGGGACTACCGCCAAATAGTTTACGCAATGAACCCCAAAATCCTTTGACTTCCTTACCAATGGCAACAACTTCATCAGCAGTGCGCTTAATAGAGACAAACTGCTCTTTAGCTTGCTTGTAAAGGTCACAGCCAGCTTGGATGTTTTTGACCAAGCCAGCCGCAAGAAGACAAATAGAGATTGGGTCAATTTTATGTCCTTATCAGTCTCTGCGTAATCCAAGCAGGGTTTGTGGAGAAATACCACCTCCAAGCAAACCACTATATTCTGAAATTGTTTGACCCATTCCACGAACAAGGTCTGGTCTTTGACGTAGTGCAATATCAGCAGCACGAATACCCATAGGAGAATAAAGTGCGCTTGCTCCAGCTATAGCAGGTATAGACACTATTGGTTTTGATAGGGCAGCAATTCCACCCAATGAGCCAATAGCCAATCTACCCTCTAAAGTTGAATTTGTATCTTGACCAATGGTTTTGAGTGCGGCCTCAGATAACTCTTGTCCACGAGCAGTTCCACGAGCAAAAGAAGACTTCTGTCTTGTAAGGTCAGATTGTTTTACAGCAAGACTGTATTGTTTTGGCGTGAAAACACCATTTTCAGCACCAGTATTTGCCGCTGCACGCTCCATTACTTTCAAATCACCATAAGCACTATCAATTCTACGCAATTGAGGCGTATATCGTTGATTTTGCTGATACAACTCAGTTTTGAATGTATTTAAAACACCTTGAAGTGCATCGCCAATGTTTCTGTCAGCAGCAGCTTGACTGTTTTTATACTTTACAACCTCTTTTGCTAAATCAGATTCAATTGCTTTGTATTCAGCACCCGTTAGTGTTTTGCCTGAAAATTTATCCAAAGCAATATTGTTTAAAACATTGGTTGCTTCTTCTCTTTGTGCGGCAGATGGTAAGTTTGCTTTATTTAATGCATTAAGGATTCCGCTTGTTGTTTTAAAGTCAAGATTAAAATTCATCTTGCCTAAAACCTCATCATATTTATTGGAAACTTGTTCTGCGGCATAAGCAACAGCATCACGACCAACAACACTCTCAGGAAGTTTGTCTCCAACTTTGTCTAACGCCTTGTTGATAACACCCTTGTTGAAATCAAACAAAACTTTTTCTCTGGCATTGCGAATCTGACCACCAATCAATGGTAAATTCTGAGCAAAGTCTTCTGCTTTCTTGTATACACCACCAAGGGTTTGACCCGGAGTTGGAGTAATCCCAAGATCACGCATTGTTTGTTCTGCTTTGGATGCAAGTGGATTTAATACTTTACCTGTTGCTGAAGCAACTGCTTCTCCAACCTTTCCACCAATTGCGCCTAAACCAATTTGGGTAGCCTTTTCTTCAGCAAATCCTGTTGGCTCATTTACTGGTTGCATAGCACCTTGAACAGCGCCAGATACTGCTGCTTGTGTACCAATTCCAGCACCTAATGCTCTCGCACCTTGTGCAGCACGAATACCACCAACAATATTGGCAGGACTCACAATGTTTCCAGCAATACGGCTTACATCAAGCCCTGTATCGCCTTGCGCCTGACGTTGCTTTTGATATGCAGCTTCTTCTGCCGCATTCATGGTTCGTACTCTTTCTGCTTCAGAACCAAAAAATTGGCTAACAGGATTAGGAGCAAGTCCACCAGCAGATGTTAAAAACTCTAAGCCTTTTGGAAGTAATTGTGCGCCACCACTAATAGGGTCTTTAATACCCATAAGCAAACCACTAGATGGCGTAGATGCCTGTTGTTTTTGAACGCCAAAATCCTCTGGTTTTGCAAGTCCAGCCCTAATAGCTTTCTCCATGATTACAGACTTAGGAGTACCCTCTGGTATATCCTTGATTACAGTACCATTTGGCAGTTCAATATCCATGATTTTTCCTTATGGCAAGTCACTAAATTTTATTGTTTTACCAGTAGACGGTTGTGCTGGTTGTCTTGGCGCATTTGGTGCATTTGTTCCAGCAGAAACTCTATCTCTCGCTGCCTGTAAATCTCTTTTAATTTTTGCAATTTGAGAATTAAATTCTTCAAGTTTCATTGATTGAGATAATGCTCCAACAGCCGCTGTAAGTTTTTTACCCTCAGCATCAGACAAAGCACCCATTCCTTTAAGTGCTTGTACTTGTGGTAAGAAAGTTTGTGCTTTAAATGTCTCAAGTTGAGCGGCAAATCCAGCGGCATCAGTTCCCGGAATCATTGACAACTGTGCGCCACCAAAACCAACACCCGCTTTTTTACCGGGGTGATTAGCAATAACATCTAATGTATCCAAGGCAGTATCAAAAGAAGAAACCATACCTTGCTGTTGTTTTTGGGCAGCAACTTTCTTCTCATTTGCAGCTTCTTGACGAATTTGCAATGTTTGTTCTCTTATAGAATTTGTAATTGCATTTTGTTGTGCTTTACCTTCTGCTGAAATAGTAGCTAACTCTGCTTTAGTAGCATTGTTTTCTCTTGCGCGTTCTAATCTTGCTTCATTATCTTTACGAGCTTGTTCAGCTTGAGCTTCAAGTCTTTCTCTTGCAAGTCTTTCTTGTTGAGCAAGTCTTTCAGTCTGTTGAGCAGAAAGTAGTTCTCTTTGAGCAGCTTTATCTGAAGATGCTTGCAAAGCAGACAGAACTTTATCTGCTGAACCATATTTAGTTACGACATTTAAAACATCAGCATCAGTTGCATTTGCTGGTAATTTAGATAACTCATCTCTCAACTCTTTTTCTTGTTTAAGAGACAACTCTGCTCTTTCTATTTCTACAGTTGATTTTCTTGTAGCAGCTATACTAGTTTGCAACTGTCTACCCGCGTCAGCAATAGCCATAGCAAACTGTGGATCACCAGATTGAGCAGCCAATTGAGCTACTTTTAAAAATGACTCAGGATTACTTTGGTCAAGTTGTGATGCCAACTGCTGACGCTGAGAGATCATCTTCAACTGTGGGTCTACACCACCCAAAGCACCGCCAATGATGCCACCAAGTTGATAACCACCAACATTAGCCGCTATGCGTTGAGAAGCACCCCAAGGTAATGATTCTGCTTGAACAGCCCTATCATAAGCCTGTTGTTGCAAGGCTTGTTGGTATTGTTCAGGGGTTTGAAAAAGTCCACCAATATCTGCCATGATTTACCCCTTAAAACAATGTTACTGGCATACCATCAGAAAACCCTGTGGTATCTCCATAAGAAAACGCATTTGTATTTTGAACATAAGGAGGATTAAAGAAATTTCTTAACCCACTTTGGAACTGTTGATTTTGTCCTAAACTACTTAATCCTGATTGCAACAAGGATGATGGAGAGTTTCTAGCCGCATTCAAATTACTTCCAGCCGCCGCTAATCCACCTTCAAGTAATGATCTACCAGCTTGTGCGCCGTAAGCCGCCGATTGACCACCTAAACCTGCACCTAATGTCAAAGGTTGCTGACCCAACTGTTCAATTCCTTGAGTAGAACCTAAATATCCTTGGAATGGTGCAAGAGCGCCAACTTGACCTGTCTGATACTGACTCAATAGATTAGAACCACTACCAAGCAAACCAATGCCGTAATTGACGTTCTGTTGACCAGCTTGCTGTGCTTGTGCCGCCAACTGAGCATCTTGTTGAGCAATAGCGTTGTAGTAGGCTTCCATCTCAGGAGTAGTAGCACCCAATCCAGCCGCACCACTAGGTCTAGCACCTGTAGCACCTACAGACAAACCACCACGACCTTGTTGGAACAACTGGTTCTGCAACTGAGCCATACTTCTCTCACGACTAGGAGCAAGTAAATCCTGTTGCTGTTGGATATATTTAGCGGCAACCTGTTCAGGACTTTGTGCAAGATACTGCTGACCCAAGCCAAACAAGCCTGTAGCCGCCTGAGACAAAGGCTGATACTGTTGTTGCGCTCTCTCTGCTTGAGTTAAAGCATTTCCAGTCAAACCCATCAAACGATTCTGATAGGCTTGCAATTCAGGACTGACGTTATATCCAGCACCAGTTAAGTAGCCTTCAGGAGACATCTGGAAATTAGATGAACCAAACCTTGTAGTCACTCCAACAGGGCGAAAACGCTGTGCTTCAGCCGCTAATCTAGCCGCCGCAAGTTGATCGCCAGCTTGGTTGGAATAGCCTTGTTCAGCGCCACCTCCAAATAAACTATTTATAACTGTTGGTGCGACTGCCGCCGCTATTGCTGACCAAGGCATATCAATCCCCTTTAATTAAAACATCATCCACTTTAGACGGGTCTTTCTCATCTGTGGCATGAATACAAAACCAAACACAATCAGTAATCGCTTTAACGCCATGAATCAATCCCGCCTTAATCTCAATACAAGCAGGGGCAGAAACAATATCAATCTCAGTACCACGCAAAACAGCAACCTTGCCTTCAGCCAAGATAGATAAGTGACTGAAGTTATGGGTGTGTTTAAGGATGGCTACACCAGCAGGAAATCTAGCTTCCTTTGCATACAACCCATCAGAAAAGTGGTGTGTAATCATGTTTACTCGTAGAGAATGTTTATGCTGCCAGCGTCAAAGGTGTCTGTGCCGTTGACTGTGGTGATGCGAATTCGGTCAAGAACATCTGAAAGTGCTTTAGATCCTGCGCTAACATTAATCGCTCCTGCAGTGTTAAATAAATTTCCACCTTGTGTCCAAGTAGTTCCACTCAAAAGACAAATTAAAAAAAGTCCAGTATGTGTAGAAGCAGCAGTATTAGACCCAGTAACAAGGAACCCATTTGATGAAGTTGCGACAACACCAGCACTGGTTAATTGATCACCAATAGATGAGTATCCAGTTGTCTCAATTCCACCAGAATCACCTAGCTGAACTAAAATATTACTTGTGCCATTGGTACTGACACCATTAAACATCACAGTAATCCGCTTCACCCATGATGGGATACTGGTGAAGTCAATGCTTGTACCGCTGGTGGATGCCACAGCAGTGCCAGAAGTGATTGTTGGAGTTGGTTGAGGAACAATTGCCCCACCCATTCCTGCAATATTAGATGGTGCAGTAGCGTATGCGCCAGCAGTTGCTTGTGTTGAATCAACATATCCAACAATCCTAAATGGGACAGAAGTTCTAGCAGTTGTTGAATAAATTACAGTTCCACTATCTGCCGTACCAGTTCCACCTTCAGAAGTTGTACTAATCAAACTACGTTCATCTAACAATCCATAAGCATTTGCATTCACAACAGCTAATTCAACTGTTCCAGCATTGTCTATAGCCAATACAGCTAATTTAGCTAATATTCCACTTGCTGCTCCAAGCGTAGAGCCATTAGAAACAGTCATTGAAATAGCAGAAGTAACATTTCTCGTTGTTGTTACTCCAGAAGATGCAGTAGATGATCTAAAGTCTAATGAACATGGGTTTAGTCCCAATGTCAATATATTTGACGCAACAGTTGCAGTTATTGTTGGAATTTGCTTATAAGGTATGTTTGAACTACCTTCAAAAGAAAACGACCAACTTGCGGCAGTTGTTCCTGTGATAAGAATACAAGTACAGGTAACACTTGCACCAGCAGGAACTAATGTAATTGTATTTAAACCACTTGATTGAACAGTCAAAACTCCAGTTGAATTATTGACTATTAAATAGCCAAGACCAAGTGCAAGAGTGCTTGTAACAGGCAAAACAACTGTTTGAGTTGTCGAGCCAGTAAAAAACTGTTGATTGTTGCTGGCAGATGTTAAAGTTGTTGTTCCTGCGGCTGTTGCAGTAGTTGTGTAACCCAACTTGATATTGTCAATAACAGGTAATACAACATTACTTAAAGTTGATACTCCTGTGGCAGATAGTGTTGTAAATGCACCTGTACTTGGAGTAGTTGCTCCAATAGTGGTACTGTTTATTGCACTACCACTATCTAGTTTTGTAGCAACAGCAGTTGCAATATTTGCAAACTCAGTATTTATTTCAGTACCTTTAACAATCTTTAAAGGATTACCAGATGCAAGAGCATCCTTAGTTGCAAAATTTGTTGTTTGTGTATAGTTTGACATTTTTTTCCTTATGCAATCTTGCCATTTTTGGCTTGAAGTTCAATTTTTTGGATAGATAACTGACTGTTATTTATATCCATCTCAACCCCTATTTGAACAATTTTTCCTTTGCTCGTTGCATTTGTTTCTATTGTTGTTAATGCAACTCCAGATGTGTAATATGCTACTGTTGTAGCATTTGAACCATACTCAGCAATACCATATTCAGCAGTTGTTTGAGTTGGTATGCTTACTTGTGTAG